CCAGAAGTGCAACATGGCCCTCATTTTGGGCTATCGTTGACTTCTTCGAACGATATCGATATTTATCATAAATAGGAATATTCCTTAATTGATAAATATCTTCGTCACTTACCTCACACATGAAATTGTCAGATGCATGATAATCATCTAACCATTTCTTTAATTCGGAAAATTTAACCATTAAATGGTTATTAATTACCGGATCAAATGTGTGGGAAGTAGAAGCCGTATTATCGGACTCCTCGGAGTTGACAAGATCAGTGATCTTTTCAAGCTCTCTGAAGAATTTATCGTATTTGGCATATTGGTATGCCTTTACGATTTCTCCTTCAGTCCATTGGTTCCATGTATTTTGGTACCCCACAATGTGGGCATCAAAGGACACGGAGCTAGGATATCCTAGTACCTTTGGGCATGAGAGAAGCTTCAATGCCTTACGTTTGTAACGTTTGGGCATAATCGATAATACATTAGACGCTTTCACCGGTTCAAATCCTAAGGTGTCAACCGTCTTCAAGAACTCAAGAACAATTCTTGGGTTCCGCTCCAATTGAATTAAAAGATCAATTGGGAAGCCGGTAATATTTTCACCTTTTAGGAAGTACTGCTTTGCTATTTCAGCAGAGTATGTACTTACTGTGGATTTATCTAGATTAGTTTGGATTCCAAGACGGTTAAGATTCTTAACTGTCATGAAATAGACCTCTTCATCAAAGATGGATAGGTCGTCTCCAAGTACTAAGTACTTACGGTAGTTCGGTTTACCGACTATGTAAGCACTATATTCTACTAAGGCATGTAAGGTGGTAACACCTACAGCCCAACTAGAGTATATCCCTATTGGCTGACCAACGGAATAAGACAATTTTGTCTTATTTTTATTGCCTTTAATAGCAATAAATTCCCGTCCGGTCAGTAGATTTAACCAGGATTCAGCGACGCTTTCACCCAATACATTTGATACAACTTGCTTCTGTGGTATCGTCGGAAGACGATCTGTAAAAGCCGTTGAATCAACTGTACCGACAAACTTACTATTACATGTGTAATACTTAAGTGTGTCAGATAGGTGATTGTGACGATAAGTACAATCCGTATTCATTATCTTTCTACCCTTCATAAATAACTTATGAATTGGGTATAGAGCACTCTGGGACCAGTGGTCACCAATGGCTACTACCCGGGTCTTTCCTGCCTTATCTTGCAGAAAAGAGATACGTGAATGTACGGGCAAATCTTGCTCTTCCTCTAGAGTGCGCGTTTTAGCTATTACTGTTATCATAATATGATTCCAAGTAATATTTAAAAGTACATCTTTAGAGGTACCTATTCTGTTGACAATCGAGTTTATTAAAACTGGACCGTCATCAGAAC